GACTGAGAGCTATAAGTACTTCGAGAACTGAGACCCACTCAAGAGCCAGATCACCATCTTCGTACTTACGATCGTGAACGGTCCTGAAGAAGTCATTACGGATTTGCAACGCATCACCGATACGGTTGTCGTCATTAGGGACAAACCAGACAAACTCGGTATTGTGCATTATCTCGAACAATGCATAATACTTTTTATTAGAACCGATTTCAATCTGTGAGATCAACCATTCGTAGTATTCAAAATCAATCGGTCGCGGTTTCTGGGGCATCATCTAGCCCTTCAACTTCTGCCTCAAAACTTTTCTGAACCCGGCAAATTTCATACTCCATTTCGAGATGGGGGTTACGCACGTACAATACGTTGTAATCATCCGAACCATGGCCGAAGCGACTGAGAGTTCCGTCACCAATAAGGCTAACCTGGTTATGGATAACCGAGTCATCGGTATCAGCAAGAACCCCATCTTCGTCGTAATATGTCAGAGTTACCTGTGAATACTCTGTGTCGTTTTCATTAAACTCGTCCTGATGGATGATGTATGGCTTATTCGGAGTTCTCCTCTGGAGCTCAACCGGATAACTCCAACCAGCGTCCTTATCCTTATCGGCCTTTTTTTGTTCTGCTTTCTGAACTTCAACCTCTTCAGGAAGCATAACGGGCGTAGGTTCTTGAACAGGGACAGGAGCAATTAAAGGCCTTTGTACTGGCTCTTTAGTATCATAGCCTCGTTCGTCGACAATAGTCTCGAGCTCAGGCTTCTGAGTCCGCTCGTAGTACTCTCGGATTCTCTGAACTTCATCCTCGCTGTCGCGGAAGGCTTCTGAACGGATCTTCTCTCGGTTGTAGCGATAACCGAAATAGAATCCGACGCCTACACCAACAACAAGACCACCGACCAGAAAGCTGAGTGCCTTTGTATCGAGCATTCTAACCGCAGCTGCAGCTTCCTCGAGGTTCTCAGCAACTTCCTCTACAACTAGTTCGCTTGTCGCCATGGTTACTCCTTACCCTCAATTTTATCGAAGATAACGCCGTCGACATTGAAGTCGAGCAAAATAGATCCTTCAAAGCCGTTGACGAAATCTCTAGCTTTATCGCTCTTATCGTCAAAGACCCCGAAATTAATGAAGTCATCTCCGACACCCATAACCCAACCAACTACAGCGCCAGCCTTAGACCTAGGAATTCCGAGCAGATCGTAGACCTCATTCAAGAACACATGTCCACGAGAATGCAAGAGGTCGTTTACATAATTTTGCTGACACTTGAGAAAGATCATGTTATATTCGGGTTCTTTATCCCATGAAGGCGAAGATACATCAAAGAAACGAGCATAAATTGAAGGATCTCCGGGCCCGACACGGACAACCTTCTTCTTTTTACCTTTCTCTTCGACCGTGATTTCTCGTGTACCGTAACGTAGATCACGATCTTCATCCTCGCCGTACTTTGCAACCACGCGAGCTCGATACTCATTAAAACCTTTCTCAAGAGCTGCATACGCTGCAGTCAAGCCAGCATTTCTTCGGTTTAGAATATTGTGAGAGCTCGTTAGAGCTGCGATCGAGAGCCCACCCACAACAATAGCCGGGCCGTATAGCTTGACGATCTTTACTGCAGTCTGAACCTTAACAACCTTAATATCTTTTACTCGATCACGTTCGCTATACTGAGGGTGATCTAGACTATTTGCAAAGTTGATCTTTTCCCCTGCTTCATGCAGGACATCATCCATCTTCAAGGTAGCTCGACAAGCGAGTACCGTGCTTGCAACGACGCCAACAACACCAGCGCCAAACAGAATTGTTGGAGAACTTTTCTGCAGAAGCAGCTGGTTACGGGCGACCGTCTTTGTGATCGCTACCGGAACTAGACTCATTATTACTCCTTATAGTAATTTCAACTGCCTCTCGGGATTAATCAAGGGGCTCGGGGTCCGGAAGGTCCAGAAGATAACCGTCGCGTATTCTAGAAACTCCGGCTCCGCGAAGATCCGTCCAACCCCATTTATGATCGGTGTGACTGGAAGCAAGGCCAACAAGCTCGTAAAGATCCGCAACTGTTGCTGTGTCATAGCGACTCACCAGGTCGAATAGTCGGTCGATTACTTCTTCAGCTTCTACTCTTGAATCGAGAACGATCTCGTCGAAATCATGCTTAGCACGACTTTGACGGCTTATTACTCTCTGAGCAGCATTCAATCCACTTCCCATTGGCCCTGACAAACGGTTATAAGCTACATATCCGGTTGCACCAGCTTGTGGAGAAGATGCTCCTCGACGTCTACGAGAGTCTCCAAAGATCAATTTCTCAATACCAGCTGATCCTGCTTCCACGACCATGTCCTTAGCCGCCGGAAGCAGTACATCGAACATGACATATTGAACTGCAGATTTCATATCACCAGCTACAAAAGTTTCAGAGAATTGTTTACGAAGAGACTTCTTCTTTCGAACTACGTCACCAGAAGTAACGCGGTCTATTTTCTTTCTACTTGCTTCGCTATTAGGAGGAAATTCGGGTTGATCCATTTATTCCACTTCGATTTCGTTCTTACGATTCTCAATCCATTCGCCTACTTTATCAACCTGTTCCTCGATATGCTTCGTGGACTGATCCATGAGCATCGATCCAAGGACAAACGAACCAGCACTAACTGTGACCTTCTGAAAAGTAGTTACCACTACGACATTGTTCTTGACAATATCGTTGACGATCTTCGTAACGCCAAGACCAGCAACGATCTGCGCGGCCAGTTTGGCTTGGGGCAAATAAGAAAACATAAAAAAATACTCCTAGTTTTAGGGGTTTCTTCTATTATACGGAATGTTTATTCTACGACCTTAAGTTCCCCTTTTGCAATACGGGCGGCAGCCTCTCTTAGTTTCTCGACACTCATGTCGTCCATTTCGACTCGAGTGATACTTTCAATTTCTTTCTTTGGCTCTAGACCGGGCTCTTCAACTACGGCAAGCTGAGCTCGAGTTACCTTAGCTGCTTCTTCAGCCATACCCTTAGGAATGATTCCGTTAACAAACTCAGCAGCCTTTCCTGCGTCCGTTACCAATTCCATGAAGAGCACTGAATAAGCTTCGCTTGACTCGAATTCCTGTCGAATCGTGTCATTCTTGACAAAGTACTTACCATCGTCAGATCGGTGGCCATACGAGCCCAGAATAATTTCCTTGAAGCGAGCGATAATCTCTTTGCCATCTTTAGAATCGATGATCTTCTTCAAAGCTTCAGACAAGCCACCTTCTTCGCTCATCTCGAGCTCTACGATCTCGGCCTTCGAAAGATGGAAGTAAAAATCTTCGCTAACCTCTTCGTCATTGAAATTCGTGTACGTGATGGTTTTCTTGAGCAAAGGTCGTTCCTTTCGTATTCAGCTTCAAATATCGCTCTCAGTACATCGCCTTGACGAACAATCGTCTGACGGGATCCATACCTATCGGTAGTTTTCACTGTAATCTCAAACCACTCGGACTCATTACGTCGGACAAGACGAATTTTCAAAATTTCAAAAGTAACTTCTTCTTGGATAATTAGATCCATTTCACCACCAATATAGAGCCGGGGAATAGAGAGCCGACCCCTACCCCCGGCAGCAATATGTTGGACGGACGGCTATTAAATCCGCCAACAACTTGAGGCGTCCCTCAAGATTTACCTAGTTATCCCCATACGGGGTTAGACAGGATCACGTTCGGGACTTAAGCGACGCTCCTGTTCCATGCCTTGTAACTCCCGAATTCGCCAGCATGGACCTGAGTAGAAACCAGGCCAACTACTCATTCTCTCAAAAATCGAATTGCTTCGCAGTGCTCCATATCCCTTCAGTCGTATACTCGGTGGTAATCGGGGATTGGAGGTGTAGCAAAGTCGACTGCAATGCACGGTCGGTTGTCTGAAGACATTGTGGTTGAGAACTGGACCTCTACCTGATTGTTCCCGTTCCATCCCACATTATCAGAATATGTCGTTGGAGGTAGACCAATTTCTGAGTAGAACTCGCTTAGGCTAGCAGACATGAAGTTGTTCAACTCGTGATTGATCTTGTTCTCGGCACGCTTGATCTCTTCGACGCTGCTTGTGAAATATCGCCCAGTTAACATGTCGAAACAAAGAACATCTCCTGAACCGGCGAGAATAACCTCACGCCCACCTACAGGCATCCCGTCGACACGATCCTGAGCGATCTCGTCATGAATACCTCGAGCTTTGTTCTCGCCCCATCTGTCGACAACCTTCTGCTTGTATTCCTGTAGGGCTCTATCTGACAGCCCACCAGCAATAGCCAAGGCAGCAATCTTCTTGGAGGCAATCTTATTGGCAGCAACGATTGCGGTTACCGTGGCTGCAGCAGTCAGGGCTGGAGGGATATAAAGATGCCAAGTCAGCTTGACAATATCCACCTTTGATAGATCTTTAATCGCTTGAACATCTCCATTAGGTTCATTCGACCATCGTTCATGTTCAAGAATCCGAGCAGCCTTGAATGAAGCGTTTCCACTCAAATATGCAGTCGTGACGGTACCGACAACACCTACACCCGTTAGGATGGTGGTTGAATTCTCATTGACGAGAAATTTCACATACCGAGCCTTGCTAGCCAACACACTTAGCATAAATCGACCTTTCTAAAACGGTTGGTTTCGATTGCGCATCTCTCGGACAAAAACCCAGATTAGCCAAAAACCTGCGGTGAAGATGGTCATGAGGCAATCGAAGACAAATTTGAAAAACCCATATCGTTTCTTTTCCACGACAAACACGAACACGAACACCTCCTCCAAAAGTTGACGAAAAAAAAGAGGCGGCTGTAGTCATCGCTACAGCTGGTCTCCGAAGAGACCTTCCTCTATTATAAAGAATGTTTTTCTTGCGAACGAAAAAAATCTTCCAGATAAGCGTTATGAATTTGCTTCATGAGTGCTAGTTCGAACAAGAAAGCCATTCGTTTTACAGCTAGTTTTTGTCGCATTAAATGTAATTCAACTCGAGATGCGGCAAGAGTCATAGGAGTAAAATCGATCATAGAACTCCTTTAAGTTGTTGAGGGGTAGTTCCTACTGTGCGGGATTCCACCCGAGGTCGAGCTTAGTCATTTCGGCCACTACCCCTCAACCTTTTCAAACTAGACCCAGGGTGGAGCTGCTGTTGAAATATAGATGATGATCAAGATCGCCAGCAGAATACCACCGATCCAGATGAGTCGTTGTGTCAGGCTCATCCGAGCACCTTCTTGTGTGTGTATGCACCGTTACCGTAGAAGTCCTGCTTGATATACGGATAGCGATGCTCGACGCACCCAGCCACGGGATAGCAGAGCTTGAAGTAGCCTCTGATCTTTGTCCCAAAGTGCCAGGAATATCCCGAACCCCATGTCTCACGTGGGTAGTTCTTCACGAACTGCCATGGCTGACCGGGAACAGCCCAATCGCGCTCCCAGCCGTAGACCTGGCCGAGCTTGTCTGTTACACTGTTGTAGCACCGGCGCTGAATCTGCTGGTACCACCACTGTACCGTCCAGATGAACGAACGATATGTTACTCGAGCTCTCCGCCAGCCACAGAAAACCGTGGTCGTACTTGCGGCGTCCACTCCGACATCGATGTTCTCGGTGATGTATCCATCGTTGCCGTAACCGGTGATACGTTCACCATCCATAACGGTACCGATCGCCATGACACTCGTCATAGGCATTACCTGTGCAGATGCCTCGTGCGCCTGAAAAACCAGTACTGCGGCGATCAATACGCATGCGGTTACGAGGATCATCAAATATCGCATTTCACTCCTTCGCTTCTCTTAGTTCGTTTAGTTCTCTTGTGAGCTGTCCGACTTTACGAATAGCAATGTTCTTTTTGTTTTTTACGTCCTTAATTCTCTCTGCTACAGTCTCGGGTTCGTCAATATACTCCGAACCAGCAAAACCAGCATCTGACATTGCTACATTCCAACGATGTTCTAGATCGGTTCTTTCGCGGTCCATTACTACCTGATCTGCTTTACAGCACGCTCTCCGAGAATTCGGGCCCCGGCAAGAACGCCTCCGGCAGCGAGTCCAATCGCAAGAGCATAAACGATGAACATTTGTTTCCTCCTTCCATAGGAAAATAATTGGTGGGTACGCTTATCACCTCCAACTCAGCGTCAGTCATGATTCCTAGAAGCCGCACAGCTAGGGGAGGTTCTGACCTTGTGAGCATAGACTAGCTACTCAACCCACCGCTGGAATACCCTGGACCGGCAAGCTATGATTCACCCATCGGCGAGATCATAAACATGTCCGGCGCTCTCCCCGTACAGGGCGGCCGATTTGTCGCAGGAGAGGTGTACGCCCCCCGAGCATTTGTCGGCGCTTTTTTTTTGCCTCCGCCCATATGGCTTTGGCCAGGGTAGTCCAGCGCTAGGTTGAATGGTGGGTTGGTGCCCCGATATTTGATAGGAAGGGCATAACGCCTCGTTTTATTTTCACCAGCCCACCCTATAGGGGACCCAAGGCCACAAGTTATGTAGCCGGATATTGTCGATCCCCTATAAGCTGAGTTGATAAAAAAAGAATACCATGAGATCAAAGGTTGGTTAAATCTCAATTAGAGTTAGTATTCTATTATATAGTATGTTTTTTCTGCGGGACGAAAAAAAGAATACATTCCTCTGAAATCAAGTTTCTCTTCCCTACTGTGATCGGCAGCGGGCTATCGAGTGTCAGGCTTCATTGGTTATGTATTCATTATACAACATGTTATTTCTGCGAGACAAAAAGCTAAAGACCGGTTAGGGTCTCTAGCTCTTAAAACTACTTGGTGGCGGCAGCAACGGTCTTTCGGTTGCGGAAGACGTTCAGGACGATGGTGGTCGCGCGGGTCATAATGCGGTCAACGATGACAGCAAGGAACCACGCGAACATCAGGGTCAGAATGCCTTTCAAAACCTGGTTGAACATTGAGTTCCTCCTTATAGTTAAGGGTTCATTATATGCCATGTTTTTTCTGCGAAAAAGAGAAAGACCATGTTTAGATCTCTCTCTTGTGAACTACTTTACGGTGAGTTCCTTGTAGCAGGTGTAGACGAATGTCTGGATGTACGTTGTGCTGTAAATCCAAGCATAGTGCAACGGCCTGATCATGAAAATCTCCTTAATAGGGGTTCATTATATACCGTGTTTTTCCTGCGAGGGTAAGGCTAATATCTAATCCTTTTTCAAAAATATCCCCCCGGGGAATTTTTAGTTTGACAAAAAAATATGAAGAGCCGCTTTTGCGGCCCCTCATATCTTTGAATCTTCTTTGGGCTTCGGTTACTTGGGCTTGAGCAGTAAGCTCATCGCTCTCGACGTGACAACATTCACGCTTTCATGCTTGATAACCATGAAGATCCCGAGAAGGTTTCCTCCTACCACTGCTATGGTGTCTTTGCTTATTGCTGAAGATCGTTGTTCTTTCTTCAGCTTTGTAAGCTCAGTCGCCATTTTCAGTGCAGTCAGATACTGCTCGGAACCAATCGTATGGTTACTCAAGTCATGAATCGCTCTGTTAATCTGTCGATCGAGATCACTCTCTACTCTCCTAGAAAACATCGCAGCTCCTTAAATAGATTCTTTCATTATATGCAATGTTTTAGCTGCGATCGTCGTTTTCTTCGGAAGTTACAACCTTAAATAACACTTCATCTTTAAACACAATATCTTCAGGATCTTCATCGAGTTCAAGAGAAAATAGTGTCTTATCTGGATTTACAATTACTCGGATAACTCCACTAAAATACTTACGTCGCCCTAACCACCTTTGAATGATGAACCCTGCAAATAACCCTACATAAAAGGCGATTGCTAAATATACCCAGATCATGAATCCACAGTTTCCTCATCGTCGATGTTTTGTACAGTAGGATATGCTCTTTCGCCTGAATCATCTTGTGCACGAATGTGTTCAATAACTCGACAGACTGAAACTACTTGACTATTCCCTTGTACTTCAATGAGATCCCCAAGATTGTAATCAGCACCGTACTTAAACTGACTTGTAGAAACGATTTCGCCGTCAACCGCTTGGATATGAGGACTTTCCTTCAATCGGTCAAGAGCTCGAGCTTTTAGAAGTGTCCTTACCTCAGCCTGAGTTAGAGTATCGTCGACATCGGTATCCAAGTCTTCGGCAAATATCATTTCGGCGCGTAGATCAAATCCGGTGTATTCTTCGCCAGCCAGACGGCTTACCCCAGGAGTTGTTTGAAGCGTCTTTGGAATCAGTCCTGGAGCAAAAGCCCATACAGCCGTTTTTAGAGCAGTAATGGAATCAAGCTCTTTAATATCGATCAATGAATCCATTAGAGGAGAAAAGCGTACCGGTGGGAGAGCCGTTTGAGCGGTTGTACGATCAAGACCTTTGTAACTGCGGAAACCGAGAAAAAAGATTTGCTCACCCTCTGAGCTCCCATGACCTTCTATTTCTCCTGATAGAATAATTTGCATTCCAAGCCTGTGAGTAATCGCAATTTTTCGTAAGGCGTCATAGACGGGTCCGTACGGAACAGCAATAACAATATTACTGCCTGATTTGTCGTAATCAAAAAGACCTAGTCTAGGAATTGCAAGCTGTTGTGGGTTGGTGATTCCGGTGTTGATTGTTCCATTCAAAAATGGACTATTTTCAGTACACATCTTTTCGACAATATTCCAGAGCACGTGTCCGGGTTTCAAACCAGATATGCGCCAATGTCTAGCATCGTGTTTGGAGGACGCCCTAACAAATCTGTTATTCAGCCAGGATAGAACGGATATTCCTAAACACTTCAATTTACCGTCCTCAATACCCTTAGTCTCGATAATCATTAGTTCATCCGATTGATCGATACTAAGAAATATTCCATTAGGCAATTTTTGCATCATATCTAAAGTGGCAGGAACAACTAATTCAACGGCACTATCACCATAATATCGTTCGGTCCAAATACAGGAATGGAAGCTATCAATAATATCTAATTTCTTAAAATCTCGGTCCCTAGTGTATACTTCCATTAAAGACCTCCAAACCTCTCATAATACTTGAGAGTGAAATCTTGTACACCCGCATCTGTGATGACATGAAAATGATTCTCGCCTGGTTGAAGTGTCGGCCAAGCTGAACCTTGCTGAATATGAACGTGATCTAGGAGATTAATGATGTGTCCAGTGCTTAGATCGACATTCTGAACGAATTTGTTCATGGGAATGGAACTCATCTGAAAATATTTCATGGAATCTACGGAAGCTTCAGTCATGAAATGCGTAATGGCGGGATCTCCAATTTGAATAGCAATAGATTCAGGCTCAGTGCCCGAAACATACGCTACATCAAGCAAAATTCCCGCGGGGACATTTCCATCATATTGAATCGTTTCAAAGTCGCCCATTTCATGAATTGTTTGACCAGTAATAATTTCTGGTTCAACCGCAGTGAAATGAGGATCTGGACAGAGAATAGAAACAAGCAATTCCGGATCTTTACTGAATTGATTGACTGAGACATCTTCTACGTAACCTTCGATTTGTACCTCCGGCATATCATCACTAGAAAAACGCAAACGAGTTAAACTCTTTGGAGTGAAATATGCATAGAGAAGTTTACGTAAAGACTCAAACGTCCATTCTATCCAATTTGGATTTAATCCAAGCGTCAGAACAATGTTTCGGCTCAGTACATTAGCCCCAGTAAACGACGTTCCGTCCACAACAGCCATTGGTGAACCACTAATAGAAGCTTTAACTGGATTTAATCCTTCAATATTCCGGACTTGAATCAAGTCTGTCTCAGCTTGCCCCATTTCATCTAAAAGTAGCGCCGGAGCTGACTGCCACGAACTATACGCTTTAACTTCTGTGAGCACAGCTCAGACCTCCTTAGGCCCCCCGAAGGGGGCCCATAGAATGTTAAGTAACAGCTAGTGCAGACTTGATTTGTGACAGTTGGTTCTTTGTTTGTCTGTAAATCTCAACTTCACTCAGTGACTCTGGTGAATAATTATTCTGTTCGAAACTAAAGGAGGATCCACCCGCAGCCACCGCGGTTTGTTCGTCAGGTTGCATGGGCGATATACTTGAAGCTGCTTGAAGAGATACAGCAGCCTTTATTGGAGTAACGTTCGTCAGTGCTGCCAACTTTTGCGCTTGAGTCTGAACTTGTGTCAAATCTAGGACTGGAGTAATTGTTGGATTCATATCAATTTCATCAGCCATAAGATTAGACATCATGGTCATTACACTCTTATTCATATCGTCAACAGCTCTGGTAACTTGTGGAGATGTATCCTGTATTCCTTGTATAAGTCCTTGAATAAAGTTTTCACCCATTTCTCGCGTAACCTTAGACGGTGAGAACAGCTTCCAAGGTTTCTTAAGTTTATCTAAGGCATTAGCTGCAATTTCTTCTATATAATTATACAAATCTCCAGCTTTGTTTCTAAGTCCTTGAATAACGCCTTCAATAATTGAAATTCCAATATCTATTGCTGCTTCGGTAATCTGAGGCGTATACTTATCGATTGCCTTTTCCAAGCCGTTCAAGAACTGAAGGATAACTCGGCCAGCAGCATTAGCAAGTCTGATAGCGTTCTTACCCAATCCTTCAACGAACTTGATTACCGCACTTACACCGGCAGTAACTACTTTTCCTACATTGTTAGCTATACCCGTAATGAAATTAGCTATAGCAGTTGCACCGGCTGAGATTATCCTACCATAGCTATTACTGACACCTCTAATCAAACTAACAATAATATTGGCACCAGCCGCAACAATCTTACTAATGTTACTAGCTATTCCTCGAAGGAAACTTAGTAGAAGATTCAGGCCAGCTGCTGTAATTCTTCCAATATTTGCAGCTAGGGCATTCAAGAAATTAACTACAACATCTATTGCTACGGTAGCCATTTCACCGATATTATTTCTAATACCCTGAAGAAGGGCTAGAATCATATCGAGACCGGCTTGGATCATCTGGTCTTGATTCTCAGTGAGAAACTGAATTAGACCCTGTACGATAACGCCAAATGCTTCGATAAGCTTTGGAGTAGATTTGATAATGGCGTCCAGAAGCGCATCAAGGATCTTGATGAAAGCATCTATAAACTCGGGGGCAACATCAGCAATTCCTTGTACAATCTCCAACAACCCGAGAATAAGAAGTTTCGCATTCTCAATAACTCCTCGCGCAAACTCTTGCATTGCTTTGAGCAATACCCCAACACCAGTTGGGAGCGCTACAATAAGAGCGCTAAGACCTGCCGAGATTAACCCAATTCCAACTCCAGCCAAAGCAAGACCGCCACCGATCAACAGCATTGCAGCGCCAAGTCCTAACAGAGGTAGGATGGCTGGTGCAATTAGAGCTCCGGCGATACCGATAACGGCAAACGCTCCGGCTAGAGCGATCAAGCCTGTGAGGATCTGTTGCCATGACATGTTTCCTAATTGTTCAAGCGCACCAGCGAGGACTTTTATGCCTACTGCTGCAATTCCCAGAGCAATAGCCCCAGAGATAGTTCCAGCCATGAAATATAGAGCTGTACCCAAGATAATCAAAGCTGCGGCAAGAGCGCCTAAACCTTGAGCTAGTACACTAATTGGCATACTGCCCATGCTTTGAATAACGTCAGAAACTTTCCCTAGTGCTATAGCAACAAGGATAAGTCCGGCACCTACAAGAAGTAGATTTCCAGGCATAAGGCGCATAGCACCAGCAATAACAACCAGAGCTCCACCGATCCCAAGCATGCCTTTGCCCATAGTCGCAAAGTCCATACCTCCAAATTCAAGAACAGAGTCGGCCAATAGGCCGAGAGCAAAGGCTATAGCAACTAGGCCAGCACCTGTAAGAAACATGTTAGGGGGCATCAACAATGTGGCGACAACCAGGATACCCAGGCCAATCGCTACACCAAGAAGACCCTTAGCCATCTCGCCCCAGCTCATGTCAGCGAATTGCTTAACAGCCTGAGATAAGATAAGCAAACCAGTAGCGATAGCTGTAATACCAATACCAGCTCGGATCATTCCTCCCGAACTTGCTGATAGCGGAATAACAGCTATAGCAATAATACCCAAGAGAACTCCAACACCAACGAGACCCTTGAGTAGTTCTTCCCAACTGAGCATACTGAGGACAACTACAGAAGCAGTAAGAAGAAGGATAGCTCCAGCGAGCAAGATCAAAGAAGCAGCAACGAATGGAATCTTGAGGAACCCACCCGTCTTGGTAATAAGGGTGAGAATAGCCATGGCACCAAGAAGCTGGCCAAACGCAACAGTCATTGCTGCTAGAGAAGACTTAAGTCTCTCTGGATCAACAAAGGAAAGCGCGACGACCGATGCGGCCAGAAGTGCAATAGCAATGGCAATTTTCCTCAGAGTATCTGCTTGGATATTCTGCTGCATAGCCACCATTGAACCACGGAGAGCGTCAAACGCACCACTAATATTTCTAATAATTCCTCCGCCGAAGCCCGCCAGTTGATTCGCAAACGTACCTTTGCCAAGAAACTTCTTGAAGACCAAGAATATCCCCGCAACTAGGCCCGTCCGAACAACGGCAAGAATAGCCTCGAAGTTCATGTTAGAAAATGCTTCAGCCAAAGCTGGACCAAATTCTCCCGCTACAGTAACGAGTGAATCCAGGATTACTTTAAAGATTTTGTCTGTATCAGCAAATCCATCGAGGAAGTCACTAAAGGCGTCTCCAACATTCTGTAGAACTCCTGCAATACCTCCCATTTCACCGGAAAATCCCCCGGAGGAAAATCCAGTAAATAGATTAGCTAAAGCTCCTCTCAATTCACCCAACATCTTTAAAGGTGCTTCGAGAATATCACCAAGACCATTGAAGAAGTTCTCGAGACCGTCACCCTTCTTCAGGGTTTCTTCTACCTTGACTAAGAAGTCGCCGATACTAGCGGTAATCTCAAGGAAACTACCAGTGCCATCGAAGAGCACATCGAATAGTCGACCAAAGACGCCGAAGATTCCGCCCAGAATTGACTTACCGATGCTAAGAACGGCAAAGAATCCCTTGAATGTTCTCTTCAAAAGATCGACAGTTTCCGGACTTGGTTTAAGAGCTTCAGTAAATCTCAGGAATCGTGAAGTTATGTTAAAGAGATCTTGACCTGTTTTTGCAGGGAAAAACTCTCGGAAAGCTTCTTTGATAGGAGCAATAACATCGCCCAGGGCTTCAAATACATTCCCTATTGCGGCGATCAATTGCGTTCGACCACCGAGTTGCTTCCAGTCTCCCAGAACACTATTTCTGGCTTCAGATGATTTAGAGATAAAGCCACCGATAGCTCCACTGATTCCAGTGAATAGTTCTTTGGCTTCCTCGAAATCACCAAATACCAGCTGCCAGGTCTCAGCCCAACCGGAAACAATGCTTTCTTTCGTAGTATCGAGAAGGCCCCCAAGCGTCTTAACCTCGGTTGCCGCTTTCATAGCAACTTCAGCGGTCGCCTGAATTGCCTTGATCTGGGCTTCGTTGAATCCCTGAGCCTTGAGCTCGGCGTCTGTCAAATCGCCCGTAAACTGTGCGAGCGTTGCAGTAAGAACCTTAGAATTAAGCCACGATTCTCCGTCCTTACCTACAGCGGAGAGTGAATTACGGAAGCTCTCTCCCGCAATCGTGACGTTCTTCATCGGACCAGTAAGCTTAACGGCCTTATCACTCAACGTGCCCATCTGTACTGCTGTATTTGCCAGAGCTCGCTGAAAGACCGTACCACCCATACCAGCATTGACGACTGAGTTCCAGTCCATCAGGGTAACTTTGCCTGCAGCAAGAGCCTGCGACAACTGATACATCGCTGTCGAGGCCTGGTCGGCATTTGAGCCGGAAAGTGCTGCTAGGTTAGCGATACCCTTAATTGCATCAGTTGCGACGTCAAGCTCAACACCAGCAGCCGTGAAGGTACCGATGTTCTTAGCCATCTGGCTGAAGTTATAGATGGTCTTATCCGAATATAGGTTCAGCGTATTAAGAGCATCATTAACGTCTTCGAGACCGATACCAGCGGCCTGCGTATTGGCCAGAATCGTCTGAACAGCGTTCAGGTTGGTCGTATACTCACGAAAACCCTCAATAATCGGGCCCAGAGTAAGTGATTTGGTAAACGCAAAGCCCGATCGAACAGCTGCTGTTGCCAACTGTGATAGAACACCAATTCCTACCAGTCTTAACGTTTCAAGCTTTGGGAGAATAGCATCGATAGATCTACCGATGAGACCAAGTTGATTATTTTGCGCAGCTTTGTTAATATCATTGAAACCTTTACCTGCGCCACCGAATGAAAGCGCTGCTTTGAGTCTATCGAGGGCAGTAATACTTCTACTAACTCCCTGTTCAAATTTTGATGATTCGAAACTCATCGCAACGACTTTGTCATCAATAGTCGGCATTAAATCCTGGTCACCTCCCTCCATGCTTCGGTAACTATCTGATCAAATATAGGGCGAATTGCAGGGTTTATGTAGTCTCGACCTTGTACATATCCGCCCGTACCCGTACCATGACCGTACTGAAGAATGACAGCGATCGGTACTCCATCTTCAACGTGATGGTTATGCCAACGAATAGAGTAATATCCCGCTTTAGATTCGATCGTAAAATACCAAGATGCTGAAGTTAAACCACTATCCACTGGCGTAGCGTTAGATAGAGCGTTTACACCTAACGTTCCGTATTTATTTAGAATTCGAGATAGCTCGGCCTTTGATAACCGACTCAAATATCTTTCTGTATTCTTGAATGATCCTTTCTCAGTAAAAGTGATCATGTCAGGCATGTTATTCCGATGTCAGACGAATAATTACAATTCCGTCCTGCCCGGATTGGCCATGAACTGTAGGAAGTCCATTTAGAGGGGAAGCTTTTGCTCCTCCACCATTTCCGGGTACAATATCCTCAGCGAGACTGTCTGGATCTGCGGTTGGATCTGTTCCAGGACCATAAACCAAGGTATATCCAGGATTATATGATCCACGACCTCCAGCAGTAGCTGCAACACATGTAATTTCGGTGCCAAATTTCCCAACGCCACCAGCACCACCGCCACCACCAGCACCAATATCTCCGTTTAGAGAACCATCCTCACCATCGGTTCCGGGTGTTCCTGGTCCGGTCGAGGTTGGAGTTCCTGCTGTTCCACCAGCTCCTCCTCCTCCAGAAACACCGCGATCACCTAAACCCCCGTCGCCACCATCTGCAACAGTACTAACTGTGTCGGAATTTGAATCAGCGCCCTTACCACCTCGGCCACCTGAGGCAATACAAGAAGTATCATTAAAAGAAGAAAACCCACCGTCTAGACCATCAGTAACAGAAGCGGGAAGGCTAGCATGATCGGCTCCATCAGCCCCAGCAAGACCAACAACTACCGGACAAGGAGTAGGTAAAGTAGATAGTAACCCTCGACATCGATAAAATCCTCCACCACCACCTTTACCACCATAATTTCTAATCAAAGTACCTGTATTATTAGTATCAATTCCTCCACCAGAACCGCCACCGCCGCCAATACTAATAGCCTCAAAGTGAGTATAACCTAAGGCCGTATAAACCTCTGGTAAAAAATCCTGGTCTTGAGTAAACGCTATAATTAATGGATCTAAATGGACTAGGCTTCCAGAAAGTTCAATTCTCATTATATTCCTTTAATTACTCAGACGAACAGCCGTAAAACGATTAATATTGGACCCGGCAACTCCCCAACTGGCTCCTTGTCCGACCTGCAGTGCCTGAGCTGCAATTACTACTGAAGCAGCACTAATATAAGCTAAACAATCATTAGTAACCATCAACAGGCCTCCACCAGAACCGCCGAGCGTTTGTCGATTAATACTACGTCGGACAGTATCAAAACTAAAACCTGTCTCAACGCGACCGGCTCCTCCCGGAATATTAAACACTATCGACATGTGAAAATGCCAATAACCTGCCGCAGGTATTACAATATCTCCAGATCCATCCGTATGCATCCCATAAGGATCATCGTCAGCGCTAGGCCATAAAATTGTTTGCCAGGATGTATCTGGAATAACCTGTTGCGTAGTATTGCGAAGCAATTGACAACGATGTACTGTGTGTCCAGATGCGCCTGGGGGTCCTTCGGGTCCTTCGGGCCCAACCACGGCACCGGCATTAATCTCACCACCACCATGTTTGGTAAGAATTAGATCGCCATCTAAATCAACTGCTCCGCCAACAACTGACGCATCCTCAATTTGTTGCATTCGTGCCGCAGTAAGACCAGTAACGGTAGCCATTTCACCTCCCTACTTTATTATTAAACGTTTGTAGATGAAATCTCATAGGTATAAGCGTCCAAATATACCGCGTCAACCTCATCGATCTCGAAAGTAGTTTCGTCAAGCATAGTGATGTAGGTATCTGCTTCATCAATAGCCGACCAAGTACCATCTCCATGATCGATAATAAGAAGAGCGCCGAAATACCCAAACAAATCCGCAAGTTCTTGAATTGTTGGCATGCGAGCATCACTTACATCAGTTCCATAAAGCATACTTTCTATAAATTCTAAAACTCCGGGGTCTGTTGTAAGTGAATTAACTGAAACATGAACCGTTGGTCTAGATACACCTGTTTTTACTGGAGTTCCAGTTAAATTCCAAGAAAATTCGAGTGGTTCAAATCCATCGTCGCTAGAAGTAGCAAAATCCAGAGCATCTGGATTAGCCATTACATTGTAAAGCATATGAATTTTATAACCATAATCCGGGCCCTCAAGATCATTACCAAGTAATGTTCTATACGAAAGACTAAAGCTTTTTGGTGATTGATTGTGATAAGATAATCCAGGAGCAATGTTAAAGATTCCATTTACAGAATCAAATTCATCGGGATATGTAAGTGCGGTAAGCTTTCCTGAGAAATCGGCTGGAATCAACGTTTGTAAATACTTAACGCCATCTAGATGATACTCTTTTAATTCCGATGCCGGATCATCCTCTACTCCAGTAAGACCGTTCCAAACCACTGCTTCTTCAGCAAGATAGAGAACTCCACGATCAACACCAGACTGAAAAACTCGCTCTCCGGGTTGATCCCAAACAAGAGGCGTCATTGTCACCTCCTTTATCCGCTAGTACCCAGCTGTGCTTTACGCTGAGCATTAAGTTCCCGATTACGAGCTGCTAATTCTGACCGACTCATCTTCTTTGGCTTCGCTTGTTTGACATTACACACTCTAATCAAAGTGAATAATCGATTAAGATGCCAACGTTCACACTCAAATGGTATTTGAAACACTACCATCCAATAGTAAATGAGTTCTGCTGTAATTACATCTCTAGTTTTTGGTGTACCTGGAGCATCACTAAACCAAGTTGCGGTCATCTTGGAATCGATGTATTCGTTTATCTCCGTAATGTTCTTTTCTGTAAGCTTCGAGATTACTTCTTCAGAAACATTTGGAGTCAGTATCATACATCTGATATAGTCAATTACTTCTTCGCTTGTCTTTTCAACCTTTCCTAAGAAAGGCTTTTCGTGTTTTGACTCCCATTTTGACAGTGAGACCAGAGAATGCTCTAGCTCCAAAGTCACATCACCCTCTGTAACAAATTCTTGTGACCGATCGTCGAACATCTCGACGCCAGGAACAATTATCTTAAGCATCCTCTGGCCTCCTGTCCTAATTCCTAGCTTTAATAGTCGAACGTCCAGTCGTCATCACCGTCAAGGTTATAACCAGGCACAGCATGAGCCGTAACATTAGCCGTCTGTCCAACGGTAAGAGCTGCCTGAGCACCAGACGATACATCCAGACCATTGATCTTGAACTGAACGCCAGTGACGGACGGGATAGTAACAACATGGGTGCCTGAGTTGTACGTCGGCTGGTTAGCCGGAGTACCCATGTCAACCACCGTAACCGTGCCGGTGAAGAAGCCAATGACTTCGTCGGGCCCGGGCAGGCGAGCGTCATTACCGACGTCTCCGAACAACTCGGCCTCGAGAAGGGCTAGAGCGTCTGCATCGACCACGGTAGAATCGACGACCAGGAGGGCCGTTGGCTTTAGACCAGTGACCGGCACAGGAGTCGTGGTGACCTCCCAGCTAAACGTAATAGCCTCCGGCGAATCATTAATAGTGGCATAGGCTTTCTCCGAAGGAGCTGCCTGAGCACCATAAATCAAATGGAGCTTATAGCCATGATCCGTACCATCGATATCGTTACCAAGCTGCGTACGATAAACAAGGCCAAAGACTCTACGACCCTGCTGACCAACCATAACTCCAGCCTCAGGAACTGCAGTACCATCACACTGAGCAAACTCGTCAGGATACGTGAAGGCCTCGATAGTAGCTCCGAATTCCTCAGCCGAAATGAGGTTCAAGTACTTGATATTGTCTGCATACTGCGCAGTAGCTTCGGCGCCAGAAGGTGATTCAGTGACAGTCGTAAGGCCATTCCACGCAAAGCCTTCAACATAATCACCCTCAGCATCAGGAATATAAAGAACTCCATGATCAACGCCGGTCTCATACACTCGTTCTCCGACTTGATCCCAAACAAGAGCTGTCATTTCCTACCTTTCCTAGAAATAGACGTTATAAACGTCGTGGTTCAAATTATCTGCTGTATAAAATCGATTAAATAGACTCAGAGGCATTGAAGCCACTTTATCTGGAATATCGCTATCAGGATCTCGATCAATAACAGTAACCATATACCTTTTTGTATGATTATATGGCTTGTCATCCGCAAATTTGGTATCTGCATAATCACGTTTATAGATGATACATGGATATACCAACTGCACATTGTTTGGCGGTTGGTAATATACATTAGCTACAAACGTCTCAAGGAGTTGGTGTAGATTCAGGCGTGGGGCCATTGTACACCTCCCCCAATCGAAGCAGAAGACGGGGGCTTTGCACTTCGACGCTTGAAACCGTCCACAAAACCCCCGCCCACTCCACATAACGAATGGCAAAGAAGTGTTCGTTCGCATATGCATCAGCTACGATACTGATCGCATTCTGAACGCTGAGATCTAAGTTGAGGTTCTCTCCTTCTTTGAGATTTCTAGTATTTCGAACAACATCTCCGAAATATGAACGCTCAACTATGTTATCAACCCACACGCCAGGTTCAATTTCAGCGGTTACACCATAACCAATGCGACCGTGGAACCTGTTTGCCATTGGGTACCTACCTTACGCTGCGTCGCGCTCGAACGTCCACTCATCTTCCTGGTTGCTAGCGAAGTAGTAGCCCGTGTCCGGAACACTGTAGACCCTAAGTGCTTCACCCGGATCGAGTGCAGCCATAGCACCTGCAGCGATCGTTGCGTCAGTATCACCATTCTTGTACACAACGCCGGTTACGGTCGGGATAGTGATGACACCCGTTGCCGCGACGAAGGCAGGCTCAGTCGGCGTAGCCAACGTACCACCAGCACCAGCCCTGCGGATAACCAGAGCCGAGCGGATCTTGGTCAGACCACCGGAAACGCGAGTCTCCAGCAGGTACTTGTACTGGTTGTAATCGATGTCGAAGTCGTCGAAGAAGTTGACGTCTCCGCCCTTATCAGCACCAACCGTGTAGTCCTTCAGATTCACGACGATACCAAGGAGATCCTGCTCACCTTCCATTACCTCAACAGTCACGATGTTTGAAACGCCCATCTCGGCTGCGAGCTCTGCAGTAGTTCTCCACAAACGATGCCCATCACCATCACGATGAACCAATAGTGACGAAAGAACAGGAAGCGTCGTATAGAACGTCGGGGAACCCGAGCCCTTATAGTAACCCATAGCACCAACGAATGCATCGACAACAACATCCGGAGTAGCCGAATCGTCGACAGTAACCGTTGCTGCATAAAGATCATGATCGTTAAGGATCGAACGAATACCGGCACCTTCAGTAGCTCCAGCCGGATCCTTGATCTTGTCGTCATGATCAACGGCACGACCATCACCGATAAGGATCGCGCGCGCGAGCTCCTCGTCCAGCATGAGACGCATCTCGGCCTTAAGCCAAGCCACGACATCAAAGTCCGTAATGTCGATGATATCGTCACGATCGAGCTTCTGCTTCTTGTAGATCGTGCTGGGAGTAGTCGAGCGAGTCGAGACACCGAAGTACTCTTCCTTCTTCAGAGTACCCTTGATGTAGCCTAGGGCACGTGCCTCGTCGAAGGTAATATCGGCGATAATGGACTTGATGCGAGAGAACGGCGAATGCCTAGTACCGTTAATGACACCCGAAACCCACTCAACTCGCCTAGAATCGAACTCAGGAGTGCTCGTAAGAGTGCGAGCGTCTGGGAAGAGAACTTCGATGTTATCGATACCGTGCTGAAGTGCATAAGCCTCGACGGCTTCCTTCAGCGAGCCCATCTTCTCGGCGTCGGCAACGATCCCCTTGATCGCGTCATGCGAGAGAGTATGCTCTTCCTTTTTGCCTTCGCGCTCCTGCTCCTCGAAGACATTACGGGTCATGCGCCGTCCTTCCTCTTCTTTACTATCATGGGTAAGATCCGATTCAGATTTTCCGGAGGCCTGCTTCATCTCTGTAACCTTTTCAGCAAGTGCAGTGCCCACCATGTAATGAACAACTTCCTTCTGCTCATCACTCATCGAATCGTAAACTTCTTGAATAGTTGGATCATCTTCAGCGTGTTCGACTTCCTTCGTTTCCGAAGGCTTCTGATCGCCATGATTAAGTTCCAAACCAGTATAGATAATTGCTTCATCTTCCAACGTAACCATGTCGCCGTCAGCATGCGCCAAAGTAATGTTATCAATAAGTGCGCCAGGGTTAGCACCGGACAATACTAGGCTTACCTCACGGATAAATCCATGAAGAACTTTCTTACCCTTTTCCGTGAGCTGATTAGCATAGATAGACAACGACGTGATGTCCTTATGGATCACCAATGTCTTAGCATGCTTTGCCTGATCGGTGTCATTAAAGTAACCATAAGTGTAAACACCATCTTCACGATTCTCGAGGATGGCGTGACCGAGCACATTACTGGGCTCGTTATGCGTGTGTTGCCAGACAAGCGGAACCTGAACTTGATCCTGATGCTTGAAGGCATCCTGCATGATCGTCCGGCCGTCTGAACACTCGAGCCCAGCTTTGGTGGCATAGCCGCTAAAATCAGGCTTAGCCTTTTCTCCCATTTTGACTTCCTTCCTTAAATCTTAGATCATCGGCCATTTGATGTTCTCCGTACTAATTGAGGAATAGCCGGAACCTCTTCCTTAGTTCCGTTTTCGTTACCATTTGTGATTCTAACTGGTACCTCTTCTGGCATATTGCTGTTAACTAGCTTGTCAGCCTTTGGATCCTTGTGAGGAGGCCAACCAACAACATGCCGAATTTCATTTGCCGTGGCAATTTCGTTACGAGTAAACTTATCCGCAATCTCGGCAATGTTCTCAATCGGCACCAAACGAAATGGATCTCTAAAGAACAGAATCGTCTGCTTTTGTGTCCGAGCTGTTTTAGTCAAGAAGGTGCGTCGCATAGATTCAACGACTGCGGTGAGAAGAGGTTCGATTGTACGATTCCAATAATTCAACATGGCCTTTTCGTCAGCCGTACCGTTCATGACCTCTTCGGTTAGACCCAGCTGACCATAAAGCATTTCGGTTAGGAACTCGATTTGGCTCATAAGATTATTCTCGGCTGGACGATTTAGCTGAGTAATCTTTTCTGTTCCATCCGTATAGGCAATGCCATATTGGCTACCCTTAAGTTGAAACTCAATATCCGCACGGCGTTGTTCTGCCTGTTGTCTGCGAGATTCAGATTTAATTACATATGGAAGCTGAATGATGATATCTAATTTACCAGAAGCAGACTGTTGGTCAATAGCATCCAACAGATTAAGTTTATTGAGTAGACGCTGAAGAGTTGAATTCGGTTCGTTCATTACAGCATACAACGGATTTTCGATAATAGCTACCGCCGACTTTTTCAGAGTAATCTCTTCGCGTCGACCCTTCTTATCATTGTACAAACTAATTCGTACGTGCTCTGGATACCACGATACAACCTCACCAACACGAAGAGTCAAGATGTCGAATCCGCCACTGACCTCTGGATTAATTGTTGTATCGACGGGAACAAGTGCCGCAACGCCTCTATCAAAGAGAGTCATAGCAATATCCTGCCTAAAAGCTCGCGCAGCTTGATCGAGATTAGCTTCGACCGTCAGACAATTATTAAGGCCGCTATCGACATCTTCAAGATATCTCTTCTCATCGTCCGTTCTAATATGACGCATATCAACGGAAGCAACGTCAATACTAAGACGTGTATAAATAGAGGAAATCATTGATCGTTCATTAGGAATTCTGAGCCTTACACGATCAGGTCTTCCTCCGAAATTTGGCTCACCAAACTGAGAAAATACGCGTCTAGTATCTAAGTTAGCGAATACATTCCAGGCATGCTTTAACGCCGTACCAACTCCTGCCACATTACACCTCCTTCCCTATAATCATTCAAAAGCCTCCTTGTTTAACTTGAAGGCGATCCATGCATCCATAAGAGCTGCGACATTATCGATCTTTTCATCTTGTCGCTTCTTCAGAAGCTTTCGATTTCCATTAGTATCTTCTAGTGTAATGGCATTACCCATTGCGAAGGACATAAGCGCCTGATCAAAAATCAGAAGTCGTTCTTCACTCATAATCTTGATCTCACCCAACGGAACCGATTCGGTCTTTGCTCCTTGAATAACCTTTTCGATACCGAACGGCCCGTTCTCTCCTTCCCAACGAGCAATAAACTCTTTAGCATTATATGGGTCGTATCCAATTGTACGAACGTCATACTCAGAGGCTAGGATGAACCTATCTAGATCATCATAGACTTCCATGATGTCAAGAATATTCCCATCCATGACATGAAGGCTTCCCTCGTTAATGAACTCGTCGTACTTTTGTCGCATAGCTGCGGGAAGTCTCATCAATGTTAACTCTGTAATATAACTACGAGTCTTTACTCCGAACTGTTCTCGACCTAACGGGAATAAAAACGTGAACGCACAAAAGTCATCACCCTGAGAAAGGTCAGCACCGAGAGCACAAGCCATCTGCCAAAACTCACGAGTCCGATGAACCAAAGTTTCTTCATAAGTGAAGAAATAAGTATAACCCTCCATCGGAATCCCAAAACGCTTAGCGAGAATATCGTTGCGAGAGGCGGGCGCCTTTTCGGCACGCTCCACATCAAGCTGGTATGTTTCATAGGAAACCGTCGCTCCCAAATTTGGATTAGCTTTGACCCACATTGATGGGTCACCAACTTCTTCGATTTCGTCAAGCTTGTAATGCCAGATCGAAACATGTGGCGCGTAGTACTCACCTTTGAGAATATCAGCAAGCTCCATCTTAATCGTATCACCAGAACCTGCTCGAACTGTTCCCTCAGAACTGATGGCTACGATTAAGTAATCCTCGAGCTTTGATGCCCCTTGCTCTACTGCGCCTACTACATCTTCTCGGAGATCACCAGATAGCCATTCGTCAATCGTAGAGATCTTCGGACGAAGACCCTGCAACTTGTTAATAGCCATAGGACGAATCTCAAGAATCGAACCGGTAAGAAAATTCTCGATACCTTTCTTAGTCGAAGCTAGCTTTACTCGCATAGCTCTCGAGCCGGTTGTATTCTGAAGAGATCCCTCTGTAAGGAATTTAAACAGGGGCCCGCGCGAGCGCGTGATAGAAGTTCGAAATGGAGATAAAACTTCTTCCGCCTGTTTCATAGTAGGCGCAGTGTTAATTTGATGCGTAGTTGATACGTCGACATTTAGAAAATAACTATGAATCAAAAACGCATACATCGACTTAGCTGCTCCACGAGCAACTATCAAATATTGCTTAAGCGTTAAACGTTTCTTTATCAGTCGTTTCTCGTAGTGTCCTCCATGATTATCTTTAGTCGGGACATAGACTGACCGTTCAACGAAATAATACCAACCGAAAATTTGTTCCGCCCAAAGTTTAAACGAATCAAGAAGATGAAGATCTGATCCATCCGTTAGAGTTAATTCTCCTTCACAATAACGAATAAATCCTTCAACAGCTTGATCGTCATAATAGATATTGGGGTTAGCAATAAGCGAATCGATTCGATTCATCTCCTGAGCGATTTCACGATTTACCGGAATATCGCCTCGGAGAACTGCCTCACGAAACAGACCATAATAGATCGGTGTCGCGGTATTAGACAGACCCATGCTAACCCTCCTTTCTAAGCAGCTGCGGTAGCGATTTTTGCAGCTATAGCAAGCTTGGCTCTGCTCGAAGCTTCGTCCGTAGCTTTATCAATTGTTTGACTTCCAGCTTTTCCTAGAGCTTTAAGCACGAATCTCTTAGCAGCACTCTTTTCTCCATACTCAAGTCTCCTAACGCTTTGTTCAAGCTGCAATCGCCTTGAATATGATTGCAACTCTTGATCAGAAAGCGCTTTGAGACCACTCTTCTTTCCCACCTGCCCGAGCGTGCGCGCGCGTACAGCGTCAGGACTTCCTGTACGGAAATGTCCACCTTTAACTTTGAGTTTCTTTCCTTTGTCAGCTACTGTAACGCTGCTCGATCTCTTCTGACGGACACCCCATTTCATACCTTTTCTTCCGAAATGAGTAAGAATATTATCTACAATATTATCACTCATAGCCACTTCCATTTCCCAATTAGGAGTTTTCAAAGGAAATTCGAGGCCTTCATAATCGCCAAACCAAACCCCAATACGATCGAAGTTCACATAGGTAATTCCAGGATAATCTCGATTATCGGGTTTAGCTGGAGTATCAGGATAACCAAGCGTGATATGTGGTTTCCATTCAGGAAACTGTTCAACCGAATCATATGCGGTACGAATATTATGATCTTTAAGAAGGTACGATCTAAAATCGTTTATACCTTCGAATCCGCTCCATTTAGATTTCGAGAAGAACAACACATCAGCTTTGTCATCACCTAATACATCACGCCTATCGACCTCTAAACCAAAAGATGTAAGCGATCGATCTGCGGCATGCTTCACAAAACCCACGATTCCAGCAAAGTTTTTGACTTTACTTACTTCCCCAAGAAATAAGAGAGTCAGATGAGGAACTTTTTCACTAGAAATCTTGTGAATATAATCATCCTTTGCTGGAATCGCTACAATAACCAGATTAGGCATCGTGCCTCCTATTCTGGTGCCGGAGACTCCTCGTCCGGATTAGGAACATGTCCTAGTCGGATCTGCCGTTCTCTAATCGATGCAGCCTTCTCGGCAGTCTGTCGATCATGCTCATCCTGAGCACTTTCCCTCTCTACACCATCACTCTGTCCGCGATTCTCAGCTGCTGGCCATCCAGTCAGCAATTCTACTCCTTCAATTCCCATCTCAACCTCCTAAGCAGCTTCGTCGTCAGAGAGGAGAACGGGAGGATCTGGATCGACCCAACCCGTCTCTTCTCTATGAACGTTCAAACGCCACTCAAGCTCTTCGATCTGCTTCTGCTGCGCCGCAATAAGATACGACGTAGTCGGAGGATCAAAAAGCATTCGAGCACGAAGATAGACATACGACCTCACAGCATTGTACTGATGATCCGCTTCGTCGACAAAATCCGACCACTCATCGTCAGCATCTTCAACAGTAAACCCTGTAGTAGGTCCAACTCCTAGCTGGGTGAGCGTAGAGATTGCGGAATTAATATGCATGAGAATATCTTCGTCAAATACGGTGTAATCTTCGGCAACACCCAAAACCTTCTTAGTGCTAAGAAGAATACTAGCTTCCATTTATCTCACCCACTCATTTAGATTAGTTATTCAGAAGGCTCTGCAGGCTCAGCTGGCTCAGCTGGTGCTTCTGCAGGTTCAGCCGGTGCTTCAGGTGGCTCAGTAGACGGAGCAGGCACAGGCTCAGATGGTGCGGCGGGCTCCTCAGCAGGAGCGTCGGGCGGTGTAGGCTCTTCTACCCTCTCACCAGGAGGATTCTCAAACTCGTTCATTAAACTTCTCCTTCATCATCGTTTTTATCTTTTACTAGTTCTACGATCCACGTAATTCCTGCAGGCACAAAAGAAAGTACAATAGCCATATAGAAAATGGTATCGGTATCCTCAACACCTGCGAACTTTGCAATAAGAGCAGCAAGCACAGTCGCAATAGGCATCGCCGTTTCAGCCGGACGATTCTTAACAACTTCAACTGGATTTGCCATAAAACATCCTTTTCATTGTGATCTTAATTTATGTCGAAGCCAACGATATAACAACGATTTTGTTACAAGTACAGCTATAGTCAGCAAAATTACACCTCGAACATAAAGAGAAGCTGGAGGTGGATCGGGAGAAAACTGTACTGATGCAACTAATATTCCAGCAATAAAGAGGAGTAATAGAGTCACACATCGCATAATTTCATTAGCAATGTTCACTTTTGCGACAAGAGAACGTTGATAATGCTGCTTCGTTTTACCAATCTGATAGGTTAAATCTTCACGTGCTATTAAAATATTTATAAATGAAACGAATATACCAAATCCAGACATCATAATCCACAGACTAATGGTTACCAGTCCGGTAGTGATGTCCACGATTACTCCCCGTCCCCGTTTCGTTGTAATACAGCAAGTTCTTCGGCGATAATATCAATAGACTCAATCTTATCGAGCCTAGTTTTTACTTTAGTAATTTCTTTCTTATTTTCTTGAATATCCTTTTGTTGTTCTTCTGAGTGGTTCCAAGGCCACTTCATTTGTTCTTTTCTCCATTGTCACCAACTATCGATGTTACTACTTCAGCAATCTTCGTTCCGCGTAATGCTACTTCCTTCCATTCATCACGCTCCTTTACCACTTCGGCGGCATACCATCCGAATACCCACCATCGCGCTCTTCCGCCGTAGAGAATTAGAAGTACTAAGACCAGTGATGAGAATGGACCGAGCAAAATTCGTAAAATATCATCCATTCCTGTATTCCTCCTACCAAAGCCTTGTATCACCAGCCTCTCTCACAATTGGACCTCTGGGGAGCAGACTTTCATCGCCATAATGAATAGCATTGTGTGTTCTAAGAGACGTTGTTATGAGGAACTTTGGATCAAGAAGCCATTCTTCACCATGCTCTATATCATCTAGAGATATGGGATTCATATGGTGAACTAACAAACCTGTAGCAATTTCAAACCCGGGAATACCTAAATCACACCCGTCATCACGGACTATGATATAGTTTCTAACTCGTTTCCATTCCCGAGACTTGTAAAAGCGCTGATTAATCCATCGATCGAATCCAAATGTTGCTCGTCCAGTAACTCCACCTAATTTAAGATAATGATATCGTTCTTCGAACGTTTCTAGTTGACGAACTTCTGAATATGTTCTAATCTTCGACATCAGATTCGGGAGGAGGTTCTTCACCCGTGTAAGAGCGCATTGCTTGTAGCGCTTCCATATACAACTCTTCTACTCGCTTCTGACCTTCGAGAGCTTCGATCTTAACCCGAGTCAATTCGTTTTCATGCTCGAGTCGCTGTTGTTCAAGACGTTCCCGAGTCGAACCCAGCTTTAGAAAATGCGTAATGACTTGAGATGAAGCCGTTCCGTCACGAATTTGCTCCTCGGCAAGATCAATGGCATATGAAACCATCTCATTCTCACGAGCTTCAGGAGTTGCCGCGGGTTTCCGAGGAGTTCGTTCATCTTTCGAACGCCTTCTTCTCGAGGGCACGCGACCTCCTCTCATTAGTTATAGAGTTCGAGCTCCTTTCCCTACACTTTTAACCCCGGAAAAAGTCGAATTGTTTGTGGAAAATATCCCCCCGGGGCTTTTTTTGTA